GTTTCGGAGCTCAGAAAATCTACCCCGATTCGCCTTACATCTTTAATGATGGCGCGAACTACGGAGTAGACGGCTGTGGATTCTACACCAATAGGTTGGAATCCGCAGTCGACTGGCGACGGATCGTCCTTATGACGTCCATTGATCGCCTGGTCAGTGACGATATCATTCCAAAGGAATGGTTACCGACACCGATTCACGGCGAAACAATGTTAAATGGCGTCTGGAGAGACGAAGAACCAACTTGGAACCTACCTGAGGTCCAGTTGGGTCTTGTTACGTATGACACGATTGCCACGATCATCAAAAGCCAAGGTTGGAAGTCGAGAATAGTGCAGAAAGCACCTTGGGCTGTTATACAGCTCCTCCACTTCTTACGAACTCTCCTCTTCAGCAGTTTATCCAAGGATCCCGAATGCAGCACGCTGCACGAGAAACCTGCTAGGAATTCTGCCGTAGATGTTCCTGGAGAAGGCGACAATATCTTAAAGATATTTGCTGCCGATCCGCATGAGGTCGTGATGAATGCGCTTTTAGCAAACTTCATCCCGAGAAAATACAAGAAATATTGGACTGACCCTGATGAATGGGTCATTGATTCATTAGATCTTACTCAAGCTACGGATACCATACTTCACATCGTTGCAGAACGCGTTGCGGTTGCAATTGATGACAAGTATGGTTCTCAAAAGGGAATTGGTGCTCTTGTACGCCTTTGCCTCATCCTATGTCTAGGAGGGTCAACAGTTACGTACAAGTTCGCCAACGGAGAGACCGTAAGGGTACGCCAATCCCGAGGGATTTCCATGGGAAATCCAACGAGTTGGGCATTCCTCAACATCTTGGTTCGATACTGCAAGGATTTTGCTATACAAATACCCGAAGCAGAATTCGAGATGACCGTTATTAGGAAGAATCTTCGCGCTAAGGTTCGACCGACAATTTGGGCATACCACGATAGGTGCGGCGACGACAGCATTGCTGCCTGGCCCCTCGTGGTTGCACTTCGACTTCGTGAAGTGATTAGGTATGCAGGCTTTATACCGTCACCGGGAACAGATCTCCTCTCGAGAGAGGTAGGGACGTTCACGGAACGCGTATTAAGACTGAAGCTGGGCACGCTCGCTAAATGGATCGACATATTCAGGGGTAAAACCTTGAATAAGCCGC